TGATAATCCTCCCAAATATCGGAATTAGTAGATACTTGGTTTTGTTCTTCTATTAATACTCTCTTTAGCTTTTCAAACCATTCAACAGAACCCATCAAAGCAAATCTTACATCTTCTTTAGCTTTTGCGTTTTTCTTAGTTGCTTTTGTATTTTTTTCTTTAGCTCCAGTATTTGCATTTGTAGCTTCACTATTTGCATCTTCAACTTTAGTCACGCCCTCTATAACTGATTTTAAAGCCTCAATTTTAGATTTAGTATTTGTTATTTCTAATTGATTATCTTGATACGCTTTTTTTGCAGCGTTTAAGCTCTTTAAATTAAAAAAACCTCCTGTTAATATATTTTTACTTTTCTTTTCTTCTTCTTCTAATACGCTTAATCTTGATTTACTCCCTTTTTCAGCTTCATATAATTCTATTTCATATTGTTTTATTCTAAAATTAGCTAATTCAATTTCTTTGTTTCGTTTATTTTCGTAATAATTATCATCACTTTGAGTCCTTTTTTTAACTTGTTCAGCATAAGCTAAAGCAGCATCTTCAACACTCTTTTTTTCATTTTCATAAAAACTATTTGATATTTCTAACTGCAAATCTTTAAACGATTTATTTGCATTAGTAACCATATTTAAAAACTTGGTTAAATACTCAATAGCACCCTTAAACATAGTTGTTAAAATACCATCACCACTTTGCATAGATAAAATAAAACCATCCCATGCAGAAGATAATAAAGTCAATTGTCCGTCTAAAGATTTTAGTTGTTCATCAGCCATTTTTTGAGCAGCACCTCCAGCGTTCTCTAATGCTTTAGCTAAATCATTAACACCGTCTTTAGATTTACTCAATACTAATAATGCAGTTTGTGCGGTTCTACCTACTTCATCCATTGACTCAGTAACACTTATACCACTTCTTGCAACCTTATCAAAAGCTTGAGCTGCTGGCAATCCTGTTTTAGCCATTTCAGTCAAAATACGGCGTAAAGACGTACCCGCTTGAGAACCTTTAACACCCGCATCAGCTAATTTACCAAGCATAGCAGTAGCAAACTCAATACTAACACCTGTTTGTGCTGCAATAGGCGCTACATACTTCATTGACTCCCTAAAGTTTTCAATATCTAAAGCCGATTTAGTAAAACTTGAAGCCATTACGTCAGTAACTCTACCCATTTCAGAAGCATCTAAACCGAAACCTCTTAAAGTAGAACCCGCAACCATAGCAGCATTAGCTAAATCTGTATCAACAGCAGCAGCTAAGGCTAAAGTAGCTTCTGTAGCGTTTAATATCTCTTTTTGGCTAAAACCTAATTTAGCAAACTCTTTTTGAAGTCCTGCAACCTCAGTAGCAGTAAATTTAGTAGTTGCACCAAGCCTCTTTTGGTCATTTGTTAAAGAAGTAATAGAAGCTCTTGTAGTTCCCATTGTAGCGGCTAAATCCGCATTAGCTTTATCAAAGTCTTTTACAGTTGTAAATGCACTTTTAATAGCAGAAGCAAATAAATAAACACCACTAACTAAACCGAACGCACCTAATAAACTTCTAATATTTTGCCCCGCTGCTTTTGGATAATTTCCTACATTTCTATTGAATTTTTTAACAGCAGTATCAGCTTGTATTACTCTGCTATTAAGTTGGTTAAATTTACCTTGAGCGTTTTGTAATTCGTTATTATATTGCTTTTGTGTTTGAGTCGCTAATTTACCACGTGCTATCAAATCCTGTACACTTCTTGACGCTTCTGCGTGTTTTTGTGATAGTTTAGCGTATTCAGAATTAACAGCCTTTAAAACTCCTTTTTGTTGTGTTAAACTTTGTGTATTTTTATCGTTTGCGGTTGCTATTCTTGCTTGAGTAGTTTCTAAAGCTCTTTCAACTCGTAAACGTTCCTTTTCAACTGCGGTTAATTCCTTTTGATTTGCTGAATATCTTTTAGTTGCAGTTGTAAATTGTTCTAAACTTTGAGGACTTTTACCACCTGCAAAGTCTAATTGAATTTTAGAAATAGAAATTAACTCTTTATGTGTTAGTTGTAAATTAGCATATAATTTATCTAAACCCTCTTGAGCTTGTTTACTAACTATTAAATCTATACTATTTGCCATCTTTTACGCTTTTTTTAGCTTGTTTACAAAGTTCTATCCACTCTTTTAGTGTTGTTTCCTTTGGTTCTATCTTGTATTTTAACTCTAATATTCTTCCTACTGTTATAATTTCACTTTCGAGGTTAGTTTTTTCTTTACTGTCATCTTTGTTAATTTCAATTTCAATAAGTTCTATTTGAGTTTTTAACCCTTGAATACGTGAATTTATGTTTTCAAGTTGTTTAAATATGTCTTTACTTTTATCAATTTTGTAGTTGTGCGCTTCTAATTGTTTAATTAAATCATTAAAAATACCCATACCGCACTCTTTTTTGTAGTTGTATAAGGCTCTAATTAACAAAGAAACCGTTTTATACTTACCGTCTAACTTCATTATCTTATGCATCTTGCCAAAACGCGAGATTATTGTTCTGTTTTCTGTTAGTTCTATGTACTCCCCGAAAACAGACTCCATAGCGTTTTTATTCTCTTTACTTTCTTTAAATTCAGCATTAAAGTATCTTAAATCTTGCGACTCTAAATACTTAATCCAATTGAATAACGAAATATCAGCACAATTATAATACATTGTTAATATCTCTTGTTTAGGTTTTTTTATAAATATTTTTTGAAGAAAGTCCATAGTTCTGGTAGTAGTATTTTATTGTTTAGTATTTCTTGATTTTCTTTAGTTAATCCAAATATGTTATCTCCATATTTAATAACTAATTTAGTTACTTTTTCTTCAGTTGAATCTATCTGAAAGGTAAGATTTGACTTATCAAACTTTATTCTAAATTTAGCGTAAAACTTACCACTATAAAATAAAGTAACCCTATCGTAAGGTTGCCCGATTAACTGTTTAATCTCTATTGTAAAAGGCTTGTATTCTGGTGCTATTTTTTCTCCATCTGAATCAATACCTTGCATAAGTTGAGCCTGTCTATTTAAGTCTAAAATAAACTTTTCTTTTGCTTTTATTATGCGTTCAGTTTCATTTGGTATGTTATCTCGAACGCCTTTAACATTTTGCATATAATCAAAGATAGTACGAGCCATAAAAAGGAAGTGTTAAAAAAAGGGTGTTAATCCGTAAACCAACACCCCAATAAAATAAAAATATAAATAAAAAACTAAACTACAACAGTAGTCGCAATATTTGACTTATAAAGTACCCCATCTACATCAGCGATGTAAGAATTAGCAGCACCATCAAATAAAGCTAAAGTAATAACATCAGCAGCACTTAAGGCAGCAACCGTTAAAGTGTAATTACCAGCAGAAACCTCATTTAATAACGTAGGTACAACAGTAGCACCATTTACAGTATAAACCATATCAGCAAGAACTAAACCGCTTATAGATACTAAATGATTATCCGCATTAGTTCGTACAGAAAACGCAACAGAAGTAGCTGTATCAGCAGGCGCAACCAAAGTAATAGCAGCATCATTATAACCATCTAAATCCTCTTGTGCGTTATAATCTAAATTGTCTGAAACAATCCAACTTACTCTTTCGTCAAACTCTAATCTGTTAATCATTTGGAAACTTACTGATTGACTCGCTGCATCCGCACCGTTAGACATCATATACTTACCATTTTCAAACATACCTAAAGTAAATCCTTTATAAAGACCCGCTTTAGTTTGAGTAAAGAAAACATCACCTTTAGAGTCAAAGAAAACAATATCATAACCTCTGTAAGAACTTAATGTTGTCAATGCTTTGTGGTACGCTAATCCGTTATCAAAAGTTACTGTGTATTCATAAGGGTTTTTACCAGCTACAATTTTCTCACCCGAACCTGTACGAGTAATAATGTTGTCATCAGCAGTGTTATCTGCAATCTCTACAACTCCATTTAAAATAATTGCTTTACCTTTTTGTTGTAATAATTTAACCCCTGCAAGAGTGTTAATATCTCCATCTACGAAAGTATAACCTCTTTCAATTAAAGCAAGTGTAGTCACTCTTTTAATATCTTGTTTACAGTTTTTTGTTCCTGTTCCAAGTACATCAGAAGCACCGCACATTACGCTATTTACTATATCTATTAATGCCATAATATTATATTATTTCTTGTTGTTTTAAAAATTTAATTACTCTTTGGTCATTATGTGAATAAGTTGAGCCTATCTCGTAAACTCTATCACTTGTAACGAACCGTTTTTTTAATATGTAGCTTTTTTCTATTACTACATTTCTTACTTTTTTCTTTGCCATTTATTAATATTTAATTGGTTTTAAACAATTGTCTGTTATTTCAATTGAGCAATCTAATGTTATTGCGTTCCATACGTCTAAAGTAGCTTCATTTTGGTTAACACTATAATTTGGTAGTCTTTGAACTTTAAAGTCTAAACCCGCTCTTGTAATAGAGCTTCTTTTAATAGCATTTAAGACGTTTTCTAACAAAGGGTTTAAAACTACTTCATAATCTGTATTAAAGACCTCTGGGTTAAAATAATCAGCCTTATCTGAGTGCATAGCTAATACTAACCTAACATTATCACGTCTAACGTAATTTGTACCTGTTTTGTAACTATCTTCTGCATTAGTTAACCATATTAAAGGGTATCTACTTTGTATATCTGGTAAGGATAGATATTTATTTAAAACATCCTGCGTACCCCAATTAAAAAAAACTTTATAATCATTACCGTTAACATTCATTAAAGGCAAAGTGTCGAATAATTCAGCTAATCTATCTTCAAAGACTATCATATACCAAAACTGTTAATTTGTTCATATAGTCTAAAGTTTTCAGACTTCCAAGTATCCCACGTTGCTAAGTTATCATTTAAGTATTGGTATAAACTACGTTCTATATTATCATTATTCCCGTAATAATCTATAAAATTAGCACCGCTGTCACTATAAATAAGCGGTTCAGCTAAACACCCATTTTGATACTTCGATAAAAACTTTTGCCACGCATAACTAACCTTTTGAGAATTAGATACATTTGTATTATTCTCTGAATTAGGTTTTGAAGTTCCAACAGCAGTAAGAAAGTTTGAATTATTCATAATAAAAAGAGTGTAAACAGCGTATAGTAATAGGTTTTTTGAATTGTCTAAACCCTCCCAAACTTTACCATCATACGATACACCGTTTACTAAATCTTTCCATTTTTGGTCTGCACTCGGTAAATCTACCAAAGCAGCCAATAGTTCATTATACAAGTCTAAACCTAAAGAGTTTAATAACACTTCTTTTTCAACTTCACTAATCAATTCTAATACATAGCTTTGACTATTTGGCGTTTCCGTTGTCGGAGTACCCGAAATAGTACCTTTAGCTAATGGTATGTATAAATCGTTAATAAAAAAATCCGTGTTATTAATGCTCATTATTTACTTTTTTTTAGGTTTTTCTTTTACTTTGTTTGCATCTTCAAAAAGTCCAATTTCAAAACCTTTATTCAATACATCTTTATCTTCTATTTGGATTAAAGCGGATTTTTTATAATCCGCCCAGTCTTTTAATAGTATAACTTCCAAGTTAATTATGGTTTAGTCAATGCAGTAATAGCAGTAGAGAAAACACCCTTTACAAAAGCTCCGTAATGGTTAGATTTTACTCTTTGCACAAATCTAACTTCTGCTAAGATAGTAACTAAGTTTTTAGTAAAGTCATCATTTTCATAACCTACATTAATAGTTAAACCCTCTTTAAATCTAACACCCGCTTTAGTGAAATCACCTACTAAGAAGTTATCAATAGCTACACCCGTATTAGCTACAACTCTAATACCACTTACAATAGTACCATCATTTGAAGCAAATGGAGGTAATACATAATGACCATCAGAAGCTTTAGCTAAGTCCATAGAAGTAACATCAGTTGGATGCATTACGATATAAGTAGGCTCAAATAAATTAACTCTAACTTGATTGATTGCAGTTCTTAAAACATCAAAGTTGTTAGGTGTTGGAATTGCTAAAGCAAAAGCACCAGCAGCGTAAGCAGTAGCGTTTAAGTTAATACCAACAATGTCAGCACCACCAGCACCAGATAATAATTTTTCATCAACTGACAATTGAATTAGCTCAGTTAATTCTTGGTCAATTTCAGAACGCATTAATTCAACGTCATCTAACATCTCTTTAGTAACTTTAATGTAAGAAGTTACTTTTTTAACATTAGCAGAAGCTACAACTAAATCAAAATCAGCCTGAGACTTAGCAGCACCCTCAGCAGTTAAAGCAGCACCACCATCAGCGTTCTTTTGTTCTACCCATTCCCAAACATTAGACATAATTGTTCCAACATTTACTAACTCAAGGATAAAAGGGTTACGTCTTACAATTCTTGTAATTCCGCTTTCTCTTTCAGCTTGTGGTATTTGCCCTGTTGTGTTAGTAGAAAGTGCCATTGTTCCAGCAGCTTTCAATACGAATTGAACAGATGAACCGCTTTTTTCTTTCATCTTAGCTAAATCCTCTTTTTTAGAATTTAAGATAGATTTTAAAGACTCAGTTTCAGCTTTAGTACTTCCTTTAGTTTCAAGTTCTAAAACTTTAGAAGCTACTTCTTCTAAATTAGATTTTAAAGAATTTACTTCTTCTCCTTTAGTTTCTAAGTCTTTAACTTTAGACATCATTTCAATTAGTTCAGCTTTAGATACTGACTCGTTTTTCATAGCGTCTATTTTAAGACCTAATTCTTTAATAATTTCTTCCATTTGTTTAAAATTTTTGTAATAATTCTGTTAATAATTGTTTTTGTAATTCTGTTTGAGTGTCGCTTGACGGCTCGTTATCAATAGTGCTTTTCAGCGGCTCTTGTTTATCTTCAATTTGTATTACGCCAGTAACATGATTACTACCAGCTAACACCAAACTACTTTCTCCTCTGTTAGCAGCTTCTTTAACTACAAAGAAATACTCTATATTGTCAAAGTCTGACTTATTAGCTACTAAATCAATGTTATTATCATAAGTGGATTTTTCTTCTGCATCTGCTTTGTTTTCGCTATTCATTGCTAAAGATACTTTAACATATTGCATCCTTACAGAACTTTCTATTGCGTCTCCACTCTCTAACCATTCTTTAGCAATTGAATTAATTACTTTGTCTTTAGGGAATTTATAAATTAAAAACTCTCCATTACCATCATAATTTTTACCAACTACACTAAAAGGCAAATCCATTGCAAAAGTTTCTATGTATTCTTTTTTAACTACTGTATTACCAACCTCCATTTTATGGTCTAATACTAAATAGTTTTTACCTTGTTGTTCTTTAATTGACTTATTCCAAATACCTTTTACGTGTAAATCTCCATGACTATCCAATATACCTGTAGAATTAACAGCTACATAATAAAAGTTTTCATCTCCTTGAATCCCTTTGTTAGCCTCTGAGTACTTAGATACATCAATAGGGCGCGCATAAATACTATTGTCTTTTTCACATCTCTTGTATATTTGTGAAGTTTTAAAATCAATTAATTGTTTCTTTGATTTTCTTAACTCTGCAAACATATCTTCTTTAGTCGCAAACTCTTTATTTAATACCTTGCATTTTATCATTTTAATATTTCATTATTATTTAGTAATGCTTTTTTTCTTTGCTCTAATGCTTTCTTTAACTCTGGACTTAAATCTTCTTTAGTTAAATGTTTTTCAATTTCTTTTACATCCATTATAAACCTAATTTAATTCGTAAATTCTTTGTCATTTCAATAGCTTCTGAACTTTGCATAGTTCCATTCTCTAAACCTATCTTAATAGTATTTTGCAATTCAGTAAGTACTGCAATCTTATCTAACATTAAACTTTGCATAATAGGTAAATGGTCAAACGTAGCTTTTAAACTTTCTCCCTTATCAATTAAACCCAAAGAAGATGCAAAGCTATTAACTATGTTATCAGATGTACTTTGTATTTCATTTTGTATAAATCTCTGCTCTCCCTTTTCTTGGTTTTCAAATGTAGAAGAACCCCCTGCAAAGTAATTTAAAACATCATTATTTAAACCAAATGCAAGTAAACAAGTTTGAGCATCTTGTGCAAACTGCTCATCTAAGTAAAGCCTTTTTAAATCTCCTATTAAGTGTTTAACCTCTATGTTTCCATTAGTAGTAAGTAAAGATTTAGACATTAAAGTCTTTTCTATAATTTCTTTATCTCCAGCTTTTAAAGGAGAACTAACACCGTTAAAATTATCTTTATTAACACCTAAATACTTTTGCGACATCTTTAAATTCAAGTTTTTAGACTTTAAATTCTCATCAATGTTCATTAGGGTTTTTTCAATAGCTTTAATACGTGACGGACTTGCTAATAATGAATTACAAGTTAAACCGTTGGTAATATCGTAAAAAGGTATAATAGTATTTAAAGGTAATTTATACTCTTGACTATCTAAAGTGTAATTAATAGTCTTTTTACCTACTTCTTTGAAGTCTTTATCTTCACTAATAAATCTATCAATGTTCATTACCTTATCAAAGTCTATTTCACTCGGTATAAGGTTGTAAAGTGCTTTAGGTAATTGAGTCGATAAAGGTTGTTTTTTGTAAGTATAGTTGTTACCGTTAACCGATAAGAACCAAGCTAATTGAAAAAAGAAGTCTTCTTGTGATTGGAAATAATTAGGTTGTTTTAATAGTTTTAAAACGTCGCTATTTTCTATAACATTCCCTTTTGAGTCAATGTGTGTTATCTTCATTTGGGAAACCATTTTTGAACGTAGTGCAATAATAGAGAATAAAACAGGATTGTTTAAACTCCATTTTAAGTATTCTTGAGAACTGCTAAAAGCATTGTTATCAAGCTCAAAAGAAACTGTACCGTCGTATCTTCTTGTTATTTTAGTTTTTTTCAAAAAGTCAAATAATCCCATAAATAAAGAACGTGTTGTTATAATTCACAAATATAATAAAATTAATTTGAATAAAACAAATAAAAGTTAATTTATTTTTAAATTATTTTTGATTAATACCTAAATAAAATTGTAAAAATGTTTTAATATACCTGTCTGCGTCTAAAATGTGGTCATTTTTTTTAATCGGTCTATCTAAATTCATTCCGTTTATAACCTCCCATTCATAATTTTCATATTCATTTTCATAGTTTAAAGAACATTCTGTATAAAAGTTCTTCATAGAATTAACAAAGTCGATACCCTGATTAACAGAACCCGCTCCTTTGTTTGCTGGCATAGCATTAAAACCAGCCATTAAAAGCTCTCCTATTCTCGTAGGGTCTGCGCTATCACAAACTAAAGGTAAATCTTTACGTACACCTGCTGCAATTAAGTTTTCAGCTAATGTACCTGTCATTTGACTAATAGGCTTGTATAAATATTCATGACTAAAGAAACTATCATTACCATCAAACTTAACACCTACAACAGAACTTGGATTAGTAGAACCAAAATCCATTCCGTAATACTCTGGATAAGGTAAACCATCGTAAAACTCTTTAGTAACCATTCCGAAGCCTTTGTATATTCTATTTTCTTTTGAGTCTAACCATCCGCCCATTACAACCTCGTTGTATTTCTTTCCGTTGGTTATCTTTAGATTTTTATAATACGCCTTTATATTATCAGCTATGTACTCCTGCGGAACGTCTAAGTAAGAAGTATGAATATACATAACATTATCTTTAACACCGTTGTAACCCGCTTTAATTCGTTTACCTAAAAAGAAATATTTATATATCCAGTGATGTATTGAAGCAGGATTTAATAATAATATAGTTAAGTTTCTTTTTTGGTTGCTTCTGATAGATAAAAAAACCTTTTCAAATGTTTCGTAATCTGGTAGTTCTTCTGCTTCATCTACTACAAAAACATTAAACCCACTCAAAGACTTAAGGTTAGCAGTTTGTTGTTTGCTTCCTGTCTTAATACCTTTAAAAGCTATTCTATTACCTTTGTGTTCAATATGCGTATTAGTTGAAACTACTTTATTTTGATAGTTTAAAAGCTCAATTTTACCATCTACTTCGGGTTTAACAGAATCGGTAATAGATACATTTGTAAAACGAGTGTATAAAATATCCCATGCGTACTCTACTAACCCTACTAAAGAGAAAATAGCTACAACAAAAGACTTAGCAGATGAACGCCCTCCTGTTATAACTATTGTATCAACTTCTTTGTATTCGTTTCTTAGAAGTTTAAAAAGGTTTTGATATTTCTTACTAAATTTTATATCCATTTACTCATTATCTTCATCACTATCTAAGTCAAGAAAAACTATATTAGGCGTTCCGTTTACATCTTTTCCATTAGTGGTTACGTCTGTTTGTTGCTTATCAGTCATGTTATGATTATTCTTTAAAATGAATATAGCCATAGTAGGATTAGCATCACCATCTAAGCCTTGATTAACTAAACGAGTTTTCACAATATCCTTTGCCTTTTTTATTGATTTAAAGTCTTTGTCGAATTTATGATGTAAATAACTTAGTAATTCTTCATATTGACCAAGCTCAACACAAGCCTCAGCAAGAGAACGACACTTTTTATTTGTTTGGATATATTCTAAAACATCATTGCAAAATTGTTCTGCTGTTTCTATATCCCAAATCTCATTATATTTATTACCTATTGGTGCTGCCATAACTATATTCTTTTTACTTCTGGATATAACAATATTAAATTATCTTGTTTTACTTTCGCTTCATCTTCATTACTTGCAAAGCAATAGAATTTAAAACCATTTTTAGCGACTCCAATATAATACTTAATCATTACTATCGTTTATTCGTTTACAATCCTTTAAAACTGTTTTTTCATGATAAACATAATTAACATCAAAATCTTTAGATATGTCTTTCATAGCTATTTTTTTAGCTTCGATAGTACTTATATGTTTACTCTTTTGTTTCATCTTATAAATTAATATGTAATATTACAAAATTAAATTGACACTACAAACTAAATTGACACTACAAACTAAATTGAC